CTAATAAAGTAAGTCTACCGCCAATTTGCGTAAAAATAGAGTCTGTCTGCTCGTGAAATATCAGGTGGTCCAGGTATTGCTTGAATAAACTCTCCACCTGATCGTTCAAAGCGATATCTCGCGGCCACAGGGTCTCGATAGTTAGGCACATAAAGCTGCTGCGCTAACCTATCGCACTCATACAAATAGTTTTCCCTCCATATGCGAGCTGTTTCACGTTTATCTTGAATATTAATGGAACGTGAAACGTCACCAAGAATTGTTTCTTGACGACTTGTAGCTCTACCGGTAGCAAGCTCAGTAAGACGCTCAGCTTCCTCACAGCGCTCAATTTGCTGAATTATCTTGTCGTAATAAAACTCACTAGGGATACTATTACAAGCTTCGAGCAAACGAGCATAGTCACCCGCCGGAACAGTTGCGATGTTAAAGGCTAAGTGATAAGCAACACGGCTAAAGTTAAAATCGTCAAGGGCATAACCAAAAACCTGAGCAGGATTTCTAGTTAATTGATTAACTGCGGCATAGACGACTTCTCTCTTGGTAGCATCAGTCGTTGTTGCCTGAAAAACAACCCCTTGTTGAGCTAAATACGATTGAATTTGCTCAAGTTCAAAAGTAGTTAGTTGGGCCACGGATACGAAAACTTATGTTCTTCTATTCTACGTATACACTTCCGGTAGCAAACACTTCATCCCAATCAACTCGTTTAATTGAGTTAAGTTGATCTAGTTTTATGAACTTTTCACCAGGTAAAGATTGACGTAGTTCAACAATTTCTTTAGCTGTCTTTAGTCCCACGCCTGGTAAGCACTGCGTAAGACCTTCGGGTGTCAGAGTATTTAAATTTATCCTAGTGTCCGCAGGTGGTAGAGGTTTAATTATCGGAGTTTTTTCAACCTCTGACTTCACATTTCGTCTGCTGCGCCTTGTACCTACATGGTTAGCACTTAAAGTTGGTTCATTTTCGTCAAGAAGTTCTCCAACTTGGTCTTTATGAGCAAAAAAAACTTTACCCGTGGTATTGGAACGCACCATAAAGTAATCACCCTCGTCATATGTCGAAAGTATCTCAATTTTTACGCCACTAGGTCTATAAACACTGGCTGTCATGGGCTGAGTCAACATGTGTACAGTAGTTTAGGCTAAACAACCGCAAAAACAAAGCTTATTGATCACAAGTTTTTAGTTTTGGCGCAGATTTTTCAATAAATTCAGCTCGTTTCTCCCAAGTATCGCCTCCAACACGTCCTTTAGCTGGATTTATGCACTCAGAGGAGTCAGTTTGGTTACAAACCAAGCCCGCAAGGTCTAGTTCGCTACCTTTTGCCCCCGTACGCCAATAGTGAACGTTATTTAACCAAGTAGCGCCACATTTTTGGCACTCTTTTCGTTTAATTCCAAACTCTGAAAGCTTCCGGTCAGTCATAAAGACCACGCAAGAAACATATGCTTGATACTTTGCCAGTTAACGATTTAAAAAACGCTAAAAATTTTATTAATAATTTGATTCCAAAACAAAAACCCCTCCCGAAGGAGGGGTAGTTGTAAGAACCCTTACTGATTAGATCAGGAAGGTGAAGTCGAAGTAAATATACTTGACTCGATAACACCACCGGGCTGCAGAGCAAGATCTGAACGCTCGGGGGGTTGGTCAGGAAGAATCCAGCAAACTTCGCAGATTGCCAGAGCCTTGTTTGCACCTGAAAGCCTTCCAGTACCAGCGCGAGGATCGTAAATACCCGAACCTTGAGCAAGACCAGAAGTAGCAGCACCACCAAGATTGGCAGTGGTGAAGAGTTTCCAGGTAGTAGCGTTAGCCAGAGCGGACAAGCTGCTGCTGTTGAAGATGTTAGTAGAAGCAAAGCTTCCGTTAACAATCCGGCTAGTGGCGCCCGTAATGGAACAACCAAACTGACCAGAAACAACAGTACCGTTGTCACGCAGACCTTGAGCCACAGCAGGGATCAGAGAAACCTGTGGGGAAGCACTTCCACCGGCAACGCCGGAGCTAACGAGATCACCACCGTCAATGCGCAAGGAGGCACGATAAACGTAACCAGACGCAGGAACGATAATGCCATTCGTGATATCTGCCCGAATATCCTTATGGAAATCAGGAGAAGGAATGATAACGTTAGCGTTGAGGAAGGGTTGCTGAGCAGCGTTTTGACCCGAACCATAAGGTAGGGTGTAGTACTCAAGTTGATTGTTTGTACCAAGAGCTTGGTAGCTCAGGTCAACATAACCAACTGCTTGCTGAGCAATCCAACCAGGGCGGAATACAACACCAACAGGACCACCCACGGGTTGGTTGGTTAAGTTGGTGGAAACACCGTTCGCATTGTTATACTGAACGGTTTTTTCTTCGTGCCAGTAACGAAGAACGTTTGTGTAGTTACCAGGATAAATCTTGGCAACTGAGAGCTGATTAGTAGCGATCGCCATTTTTAGTTACCTCCTCAAGCGTCGAAAGAGTAGGCAACGGTGACGAAGTCAGCGTTCAGAAGTTCGAAACCTGCGTACAGGCTCCAAATCATCATGATGAAACGGCTGAAGTCATCGTTGTTGTTGAGTAGCACTTGGGCGTTGTTACCGCCGATGCCAACTCCAGTGGACTGCGGACCAAAGAAGATACCAATCGCAGAGTTGTAACTCTGTGAACTGGATGCAATGGTAGCAGCCTGTGTTTGTGTAGGCATGTTGGTGCTTTCGAAGAAGCGCACACCTTCAAACACAAAGCCCGTGGGCATAATCGGTTCGCCAGCCACGAAAGTGGCTTGACCGAAGCCCTGACCCATGTACAGAGCAGCGTTAGGCTGCATGCCGGACATAAGTGGGTTGATTTGACCGTTGCCAGGGTAACGAGCAACTTCACGGAAGTCACTGTTCTGACGCAGGTGCATCAAGAAGGTAGGATCGCAAACACAGCGATAGAAACCATCTTGGAAGGTAGGAGTGTTCCTCTTACGCAGGCTCTTCACCACGCGCAGAAGGTCGTCCTTAACGTCGAATTTGGCTTGTTCGGCGTTGGTATAGGTGAGACTTCCAGTGGCTAGATCGCCAGGGAAGTAGTAACCACCTTGGGTGTCAGAAGACTGACCCTTTGATACTGCTTTAAGGAGTTCATTGATGAACACCCGATCACGCCAACGACGATAGTCGTCGAGCAAAGTCAGGCTACCAATGGATTGGTGGAAAGTTGTGAGGCTGCCGGTATCCAGCAAAAGACGCTGGGCAGTGATCAGAGTCTCGCGAGCAATTTTGAAAGTGCTTGGCTGAGTTGGATCACTAGGGTCAGCAGGGCCGGTGTACTCCTTAAGAGTCACCTGAACCTTGTCCTTCACAATGTTGCGGCTGTTTGCAGTACCGATTGTTTGCTCGGCAGTGCGCTCGCGAGATTCTTTGGAGCCAGGGTTACCGAAGAAACGGTAACGATCAAGCTGCACAGTCTGTCCTGGCTGCTTACTGAAGTCATGTACTACCACAGGCTCCGCAGCCATCTCAACGATGTATGCGGGGTGAGGACGGTACAGCTCGGCACCAAGAATCTTCGGAAAATTATTATCGATAAACATCGATAAATTCTCGAAGAAACTACAAGAGTTATATTAACCTTTTATCCTGCTGATATAACTAAAACGTGTCGCAATCTTAGTGGTTTAACCAGCTACTTTACGGATCATATTTCTAACACCTTCACCTAACACACCGTACACAGATCCGTAGTTAGGCACGTATCTTGTCGATTTACCTCGATAGCTAGTACGAGACACAACACTCATTTGACCCGGCAAATCACTACGAATTGCTTCCGTAAACACTTGACAATATACAGGAGGACTATAAACCCACGCAGCGCGAGAACCTGATGTGTCGTTCGTTGGGTTTGTCAAAGCAGGATAACGAACGCGTTGAAAAGATCCGGGACCGCCTGTGATCCCGTTACCTACAAAAGCACCTAAATCTGAATCGTATTCGTACGGATTATTACTGTTTGGTGTTTTAAAAGGATCATAATTTTGATTGTCAGGAACACTAGCTCCAAACCACGTATAGGTACCAAAATCTTTTAGTCCAGGTTGAGGACCTAAAGCTGTTTGGACAGTGCGACCAGCAACGCTGTACCTACCTTGAGCCCTAAAGCCAACATAGGTGTCTAATAAACCGGAAGCGTGAGGCAGTGTATTTTCATAATT